TTTTCATTTTCATTTTCATTTACGTTTAACTTGTGTAACAGTGTCTGTTTATTGTAATTGTTTAGTTGATGTTTGTTGATGTATTCCATTAGATCACGACGAATGCTGTTCGTTTTTTCATCTTGGGTATTGAGTGCTGTTTTGATAGCTGTATTCACGGCAGTGTTAAAGTTCACTAGGTCACTGTTAAAGTTTGATTTAATTTTAATATTGTCTTCGGGATCAAGTGGTAATTCGTCTACAAAGTTTAAGAATTCATCATTACTTTCCACCCAATTACCATGATTCCTGAAGTTTTCAATTTTCGTAGCCTCCTTTTTTAGAGTGTTCATGTTGATATACGTTGTCGCAAACTTTTTCATCACTCGATCGATATTTTGTGGTTTGATTTCAAGTTCTTTTAGAAATTCGGATATTTTATCAGCATTACTACGTCTCAAGTCATTGAGAATACGTGTCATAAACATACGAGCATCTTTCAATACAATGTTAGCGTTTTCATCAGTCAAGAGACGCCTTATGAATAACTGTTGATCCTGGTTAGACATACCCAATGACCGAATGGCGTACACATCAGCAGTTATGGCGGCTCGTTTTTTTTGTGTCGCATATCGATGAATATTCGTTTTAAGTACTCCAAGGTTAGCACCTGCATCAAAAAAAATCAAAAATCTCGTTCTTTCCTCTACAGACAATGTCTTACTGTATTTATTCAAGAATACTTCCATGTTTGCCTTCTCGAGACGCTTTCTACGATCAAACTGGTTTTTGATCTGTTTTTGTTTTACGTTGTAAGCATTTCCAATCTTTGATTTCAAAATCTTCACATTCTTATTTGTTTGTGTATTTGTTATGGGTACGTTCACACCCAAACGTTTAGACATTTGATCAAGTAGAACCTTACTTTGAAACTTTACGACATTATTCACCTTTTTGAGAGTATTGAAATTCTTAGTAGCGGATATAGGTGTCATCGCATTTAGACCACTTTCAATTGCTAGATTAGAAAGTGTTTTTTTAGCAGTCGCGAGTTTAATTGTGTAAGCTTTATTGACTTCACTACTGAGTTTCAATGCGTTGTTTTTTGTATTGCTATTTTTCAATCTTTCAGAAAAGTTGTTATTCAATGAAGCTTCAAGTATCTTACGGTTTACTACCGTCTTAATTTCTTTTAAAGTTTTCTTCTTCATGACGACATCATCAACTTTCTTTTTGATTGAATTAAGGGAAGTGTTTGAAGTTTGAAAGTTTTGAATGAAAGGCGTTGGACTAATATTGAAACGCGTGGCATACCGCTTCAATTCATTTAATTCATTTTGATTCTTCTTTGACTTTTCATTCTTTATCACACTATTCAACTCTGACTGCAATTTTGGTATGTTAACTTTTTTCAATTTGAGACGATTAGTAAAAAGTTTCTTTTTGTTTACAGGAATCTTGACACTCTGAACTTCGAACGACAACACTTGTTTACGTTTAGTGAGTTTATCGTTTTCAGCTTTTTGTTTGGCAACCTTCATTTCCGTTCGAGTCTGTTCGATGAGTTTTTTCATAGGCACGAGCTGATTCACAGTTCTTATAGACGTGATTCTACTCGTAAAGTCCCCGACATCTGACGCATTTTTCAAGAGGTTTAACTTGACCGCCTCTCGAATGGTGACTTGTACAACATTCGCATATTTTAGTGTTTGTATATTCTCAATATCCCCAGCAAACTGTGAATACATACCAAGATTTTTCACCAGTGAAATTAAGTTTAGTTTACGAGTTGCAATTTGAGTATTTTGCTTGTTTTGTCCCTTGTTTTCTATATTCTTTTTTAACGCCAAAATATGACTTTTTGTTTTTGCGTTTCTAACCTGCTTTAAAAACTGACCGTCAACACCGAGAGTGCCAATACGTTTTAATAATTTTCTTTTCTCTTTCTCAACTATTTCGATATCACGTTGCTGTTTCAATTTTTTACCTTCTTCTATGAGCTGTGTGATCACCTGTTTATCTGGTTGAAAACGAGACAAAATACCATTTTTATCACCGTCGTTAAGTCCTATACGATTCAAAGCATTTTTAAGAAACTTGCGTTCGTTGGATACTGATTCCAACTGTCGGTTCCCCTGCAAGTCGTACGCTTCTTTAGTTAACACACGTATATCCTCACCACGATCTAGTCGATGAATGAGGCCGTCGATATCATTATTGTTTAGATTCAACTTCTTGATCGTTTCGAAAAAACTGACTTTAAACCGACCCGTCTGCTGTGTATCCCTCTTTTTCCTGATCGATTCAGCCTCTTGTATCAATTTTGATACATCACTCTCAGGGGTAATCGTTGAAACAACCCTAGTATAGATGTCCTTGGGTAGTGGTGACATCCGACTTTTAAACTCTTGAATCTTTTCTTGGATTTTTAAATCACGGCGTCGTGCATTCATCGCTTGAGCTTTTCGTAAAAGTATATTGAGATTTATACCTTTCATTTTGGACCTTTGCTGATAAGAAGCTAGATCGGTTCTTGTCAGGGAAGGGAGTGTGGTCAGCCTCACACTAAATGTATCCACATCCATTTACATTAGGCTGACAAAAAAGTATATCCTCTGTTAAATAATTGAATTTTTTCTTCATAACTCATGTTGAAATTAAAAACATCTGTATCTTCGACATTGATTTCGAGTATTTCTATTGGTGTATCGTAGGTGACCCGATTAGAAAGTGCTGAACGCACAAGGGTTTCAACGAATTGTTTTGGTGTTTGAATATCGTCTTGATACATTCGATTCATCTTAATTTTAATACACGTAACTTCGTGTGGTTTTTTATCAAAGAATGGTGTTAATGGATATTCCTCTTTCATACCTCCATCGACATAGGTTTGACCTTCGTACTTCCCACACGCAAATATGAAAGGTACCGCCATACTCATACATACGGCATCTATGACCTTCATATCTGGGTGTGTATCCTTAGAAAAATACACCGTTTCAGAGGTATTCATACAAAACGCTGAAATGTAAATCTTCATATCAAGTTCCCTGAAGGTGGGATCACAACCACATATTTCCACAAATTTTTTACGAATAGGAGCCATATCAACAAATCCAAATTTGTTAAAAAAGGAGCCCAAGCGTATCTTAACAAAATTGGGGACATTCAAATTCAACGAAGTTTCGAGAATTTCATCAACAGACATTCCAACCCCCAAGAATAGTGCCAAAATTGATCCAGCAGAAGACCCTGAAATTTCTTTCACATCGACAAGTTCAGACTCTCGAGCTTTTAGGGTACCTATCATGGAATATATACCCATAGACGCTGGCCCTAACACGAGGTATTTCATCTTCCTACTTAATAGAATTGAGGAAATTGACGACGCAAAAGCGCGAAAACCACGGCGAATACAATCGCGTGTGTCAGAGACGCTTCGAGACTGGTCTGACCTGATCGCATCACGCCACCCGAACCTGGGGGGAGAGTGAGGAGAAGACCAGGGCTCAACGCGAGGAAGAGTACGGTGGTTACGACAAGGTCGGTTCTGGTGAGCACGAGACCCATAGCCTTGGCGATGAGGCTGTACACGAGGAAAAACACGAGGGCGTGGAAGAAGATCGCCGACTGGTTTGTTTTGCGGTTCATGAAAGTTACCTTTGACCCATTGGTGGTCAGAAGAACACCTGGGCTGAGCGCCAAAAAAAGGGCGGCGGGGATAGCGACTTTCTGGGAAGTGATATCGGGGAGCATTTAATATAGACACATATATTTTTTAGAAAAGTCGACAAAATGGTTGAAAGTAGCACCGCGCATCATTTCTCCCTGGAGTCCATTATCAATAATGATTATTCGTAGTCTTTTCCAGATGTAATCAAGGAGTTCTTCATTTTCGGAGTGGATATCTAGAACATCCACAGAATCGTGCTCGTTGTAACAAAACTCCACAAAATCACAAAATTCTCCCATATGTTCGACGCGGGCGTCATCCATCAGTGTCCTGATAGTATTCCATATATGCCATAGCTCTTCTGAGTATTCGACTTCCCAGTCTTCGATATTCAGAGGAACGTTATCATCAATTTCTTCATCATCACTCACACCGACATCAAAGCCGGTGTTCGCTTCGTATACGTATTGGCTCCAGACCATTAGTTACTTACTTCTTTTTCGGGTTTATCCTTTATACCAGTTAGGGACAGTGAAGTGGATTCTTTCGTTTTAAGTCCATCTTTAATTGCATTTAGGGCTCCTTCTACTTTAGTTTCGTCTCCACCAAAAAATGTCATTAGACCTTCCTTGATAGAATCCTTACTCATACCAACCCTCCTGACAGATTTACGAATGCTAATTTTACCCTTCCTGAGGTTGATGGTGTCAATACCCTGATCCATCATATGCTTTTTTACATTTTCCTTCAAGCGCTTCTCCTCTTGAGTGAGGACCTTGATATCGGATTTCGCCTCGGCTAATTGTTTGCTGAGCTCTACGAGTTTAGATACACTCCCGGAGAGGTCAGGTGAAACAGAAGTCATTTATATTACTATTCATCTATTCTTTAAGCGCAGAGACCGCGCTGCATCAAATCTGGAACGATGGTGGAGTTGTTCCACACGAAAGGTTCCTTGGGGTTGGGGGGATCCTTACGGATCTGCTGGTTAGCGTTGCGGAGGGCACCACCGACAGTCTCGGGGAAGCCAACCTGGGCACGAGGCTCCAAGAAGTTCTGTCCCTTGAGGATATCGTCTGGGGCAAACTGACCGAAGTCTTCCTCGGAGGCAACCTCACGGGGGAGGAGCGACGAGGCGAGACCGGTGCCACGCTTCATACCACCGCACACAGTGTCGGCTGGCGCACCTGAGGGACCAGCAGCGGGACCAGTGGCGGGACCGGGACCGAAAGCAGCGTACTCTTGCTCGCTGATGGAGTAATTCGACTTGGAGTTCATGGTGAAAAGGAGGAAAACAAGGGCAGCTACGGCGACCAACATAAGAATGTTCTGGTTACGGCCCTTCATCATCTTTTATATAATAATAACAATTTTTTTATTCTTCATCCTCAACAAAAGCATATCCGTCTGGATAAGTGTCGACAATTGGATCATCATGGACCTTCACCTGGACGACATTCCAAGTTGGGCCGAAAGCCTTCTTGGCGAACCAGATTCCAGCAAATTCGAGAATGACATCACAATTCTTTTCGGGCTGGACAGCCTCAAAATCGATGACCTCCTGATGCGTATTGAACACCTTGGTCGCTTCGATGCGGTCACAAGTCATAGAGCCAGCATTGATGGTAGAGGTGTAGGCACCCCTAATGACACCATCTGAAACCTTCTTACCAAACCAAGACTCACAATTCTCGAGAGCAGCTTCGAGGTTCTGAGTGTCGACACCATCAATCTTATCGATGTTCGCATCTGAACCGAGATGCATGATGATCTCTCCTGATACATCGGTAATCTTCACCTTATTGAGTTGAACCAGGGATTTACGCTTATCATCATTGAGGACCTTGACAAAGTAGAGACCGTCTTCACCTTTAGTGGGGGCGTTGTAGATCATTTATGTATACTGATGGTTTCATTTCTTTAAACCAACAAAAGGTATGGCTGCAGCTTTATTAAGTAATTCTTTTGGTACCCATTGGTTTCGCCTGGGATTATACCCATATAGGGTTTTAGTGATGTTCATATTCTTGGGGAGTGCGAGAGCCTTATTCGTTCTGAGTGGGTACTCATTTTTCACATATGAATTGTTTTTCACATTCTTCCATTTGAGATTGTTAAGATTGAAACGCTTGTTCCCTGATGATTTGGTGTACCCATTGATATTCGTATTCTTCACGACAGGTTTGAGACCGTGTACGAGTTGTTTAGAGAGTTTATCTTGTACTGGTTTTGTCGTGAATTTCTTGTATTTATAGGGATCAACCTTCTTTGCTCGATTCATAGGAACTTTAGCATCTTTCTTCACCACTGGGGCTCGCTTGACGATTTTTCCTCTAACACTCTTGAACACATCATCGATTGAATTCGTGGACTTGATACGCTTATCGAAGAGTCGCGCCAATTTGATGAGGCGTTGACGATCCTTTTCCTTTTTTTCTGGTCTAAGTTTCAGTTTATGCATCAGATAAATGTCTTCGATAAGAAACTCTTTACTCGCGATGTACACTCGATTGTCTGTAACGAGTTTTCCAGTGTTCAGGTTACGATAGGTGATACCACGCCGTCTCGATAAGACCACTTCGTATCCAAACTCTTTTGGGCGCATGAATGGGATATCGAGAATACCACCCATGGTAAAGTCTTGAATACGCCCAGTTTCGGGTGAGAAGAAACGAATATTGAGGTCGAGGGCAAAGAGTTCGACATCAATGAAAACATCACTCTTACCAGGTTTGTTATCATTCCTAGTCTTCTTCTTCTTGATGAGTGTATACCGTCTCGTGACAAACGGTCCAGAATTCTTGAAACTGATTCCCAAGAACTTGAATAGTTTCGGATCCTTCTTTTTCATCGACATAATTCGGTTCTTGATTTTTATGTTCAAGTGTTGTGCAATTTCCCCCAACTTATTCCACAGCATAAGTTTGGTTGCTTGAAGTTTCCCAAAATATACAGGGTTTACGGGGAGACGTGGAACAAACTTGGCATCTATATCACTCGTGATAATACGATCATCGAAGTCTGTATACAAATTGAACGCTTCACCACCACTGATGATCACATCACCCATAGACTTCATATATTCACTGATTTCACCTACAGTGTTTATGATGATGTCACGAATAGAATCGGTCACAAAGACATACATCATCTTGTCAAAGTTCTTAGTTTTGTGAGCACTTTGGGCGCGCGATCGAAACTTACCAAGATCCCTCTGGAGATTTCTGTCATAATATTTCTGCATCTTGGGATCTTTGAAAAATAAGTTTTCTTGAATGAATTTTTCAATCGTAGGTTTTGAATAAATATGATCGTCCATTAATATATTGTGATATAATAAAATGGTCTGCAATGTCATCGAAGAATGTAGGTGCTATGCCTATAAGGGTGAGACTAAGCAATTCTGTGGAGTGAGGAAGGGGGTAAATGTACTACCCTGTCCCAAAGACTGTTGTGCAGGTGGATGTCCCACAAATGGATCGAGACAACCATTCAGATTTATTGACAAACCCAGAGAAAGCACTGTGATGACACCCAAAACGGCCAACGCTTTAATTGTGATTGCAATCGCGGTACTTCTTGTGCTACTTTACATAGACTTAAAGATTAATCGTGTAAGAAAGATATAATGTCTTTCGAAACCGTTCACACCGAAATTGCCGCCCTCCGCAACGATATCAAGAACCTCTCCAAGCTTGTGCGTAAGATCAAGAATACCCAAGAGGATCCCGATGGTGAAAAGGCTAAGGCGCGCGCTGCCAACAACGGCTTCAACCGAAAGCAGGATGTGACGCCTAAGTTGCGCACTTTCCTTGAACTTCCCGAAGGCGAGCTCATTTCTCGCTCTGAAGTGACCAAGTTCATTAACAAGTACATCACCGAAAAGGGTCTCAAGCACCCCGATAACGGCCGTCAGATCATCCTCGACGACACACTCCGCGACCTCCTCGCGCCCCCCGCTGACGTTGTGGTTACTTACCTTAACCTCCAGAAGTACCTCTCTCCTCATTACATCAAGAAGGAGGCTTAAAAAAATAACACATATATAACATAACAACTATGGTCACTTTCCTAACCAAGGAGAAGGCCGAGTCGCTCATTGCTACAAAGATTAAGAACCTGTCCTTGTACCAAAGAGCTTTTACGCATAAATCCGCTCTAAAAGAGTATGAACAATTTACAGAAT